ACTACCTAACCATTTTCCTACACCCTTCATGCCAGGCATACCAAACATTGTCCCAAGGGAACTACCGATAATTTCACCGGTGTCTCCAAATGGCGTTCGCTTCTTATTTTTGAGCTTGGCGTTGGCAAGTCTCAAAGCTTTCATCTCCTGTTGGAGGGAAGTTGTTACATTTCTTTTATTTTTCTTAGTCATAATATGGATCCCCGTGACGCGGGGACTGTACATCCTATGAATACCATACTCCGCCGTGCAGTCTCTTGGCATTTTGTTTAGCACTAAAGTAATAGTTTTGGGGAATTACTTCATAGGACCCATGGGCAGTTGTTACGGCATGCCCAGGCCTCCCCGGTTTACCAGGGGTTGTCGCCTCTAAGAGGAATGACCGCAAAGCGTTCAATCTCCTCATCGGCACTCATATCGAGGTTATCGTAATAATGTTCCAGAGCTTCTTGTTCGGAAGGGGTTATTTTGAAGGCTAGCCAAAATGAGAATCTAGCCTCATCTGATATCAAATCAGACTCGGCCCTATTCATTCCTTTTGATAGCCTCCAAAAACCACCTTCAAGAGTTGGATCACTAAGAGGGTTTGCACCATTTGAGAGACGTACAAACCTACGATAGAAACTTTGCCATACAGGTAGCCCAGCTGTCAAACTGAGACCACCTTTTCCGACTGCTGCACACCATTTCTCGTAAACACCTTTGGAGTCTAGGGGTTTTAGAGACACTGCATCTTTTGATATTGCAACCCGAGGGTCACGTACCATTATGTATTGGGTGCCGTCGAAAACAGGATGGCTTTGGCAAAACTCAATTTCTTCAAATACACTGACTGGCTTTTCAACCGTTAGGGAGAAACCAAGTTTTAAAAAGAATTCATCAATGGTAGATATGATGATCGGCACAACCCATGATTCGCAAATTAGCACACAATCGTCACCGTCGTTAACTAACGAACAATGCTCGAAAATGTTCTTTTCTTGTAAATATTCATAGACCATGCCACACATCAGAACGACGTTCCCACTAGAAGTGTTGGGCTCGCCGCTCTGTCTACCACCAACGATTTCAAAGGAGAGATACCCTTCACCAGGTATAGATGCACTACATTGATTTTTCTCTTGTAGTCTCATTAGCCTGGCAAAGTGCTTGTCCCCGGGGTAATACTTTTTGT